CCCGGCAATTATTTTCTTTAATAGTTCATTCATTTTGTTAGGTTCCCTTACAAGATAGCCGTACATTGTACGGTTACTGTCTGCTCTTTGCCGACATAAAACTCTCTCTGTGACAATTCAAGTATAACCCCTCCAAACTGCTGAGGGGCAAGATTCCACGCTTGAGCATAACTCGGATTGGTTCCCGCCTCTGTTCCATAGGTCGAGAGGTAGCTTCCAGTCATAATGCAAGTGACTTGTTTGGTACGTGCCTCGTTCCTCTTGGTGCGGTATTCCATCTTGGTGGCCAAGTCAATAAACTTGTTGTGCTTGTGACCAATCCAGAGGGCGTCTACGTCCCCTTGCCAAGCTAACATTCTCTGAAAGTCAATGATTCCCTTAGTAACTGGAGCCGCCCCGCCCGCCCCGTGGTGTCTGTACATGAGAAAGTTTGTTAAGCGGGTTTGCCTCTTGAGTGTCACGTTCCAATAACCACACCACCCTCCCGCCTTAACCTCTACGTTAGGTAGTTGATTCAAGCGGTATAGCAAGATGCTCATCACGTCTATATGGTGTCGCTTGGAGACGTGGGCTTCGTGGTTGCCAATGCCTATAAACTCAATTAAATGGGCATACGGCTTCAAGAACTCGTAAGCCATTTCGATTGCGGCATCAATGGGTTTAAGTCCGCCTTGGAGGAGTTCACGATCAAGAGCGTCGAGGTCGAATCGTTTAAGGTCGCTCGGCAAAATAAAATCAAACACGTCGCCGTTAATCCCGATTCGGCAGTTGCTGGCAGCCATTCTCTCGAGGTCGTACTTGAGTGCTGGCTTGACCATGCAAGAGGCTCCAAAGTGGAGGTCAGAAAGTAGTCCAAGTCGGACTTTTGGCTCTTTGGCTGTTATCTCAAGAGTTGTCTTGATATTATTAATGGGTTACCCCCGCTTACGGTCGTCGAGGAGAATGTCTATCTTCGCCTCTATCTTTGCCACTTGTACGGCGAGACCAGAAAGCCCCTCCGAATCCTTTTCAAGTTGTACTATTCGCTGGTGCAATTTGCCACCCCCGAAGATGCCTAGAATAACGGTTGATAACCAGCCGAAGGTACTTGAGAGAAAGCCAGATAAGCCGGTGAAGAAGTCGTTACTTGGTGGTTCGGTTGCCATAAGATTATCCTAGTGAAATAAAGTGCGTCCAAGAGTTTCTGAGGCGTGTACGTCGATAGCACCCTCCACCGTCTCGCTGATTGCCAGTCGCTCCCGGCGTGGTGTTGCCCTCAATACTCATCACGCTCGTGATCGTCAAATCGGTGACTATACCAATATGGTTACCCGTTGAACGCTTCCAGAGGCATAAGTCTCCACGCTTGGGATTGCTTGTTACCCGCCCTTCCATCCTTGCCCACGTCAGCCATGAATCAACGGCGGCAGAGGCTCGGTCGGTGGGGCCAGCAGTAAACCCCGCTACATCGCAACAAAACTCAATGAAGGCGGCACACCATGGATACCCTTCGCCTAACTTGACACCCTCAAGTATCGCCTCAACCCACTCACCATTATTATTCCCGCCAACCTCTCTAACTTGGATGTCATCGGCAAGAACGGCGGCGGCAAGAAGTACCCGCTCTGAGTTGGGAAGCTGGTTGTAATTTTGATAACGCCGATTCAAGATAGCTCGAACCTCGGTAATTGCTTGGGCGTTATTCATGGGAACCACTATAAAAGACTGAGAAAGTTATATAAAGGGATTCGCTATCACGGTCTGAACGGGCTATTTCTAGTAGCCGATAGCAAGGCGATGTCTAGATAATACGCCATTTTTACTTTTTTTGTACAATTTTTCACAATACACTTGTGTTCTGAGAAAGTATAGTCTATAATAATTATGTAGCCAATGAGGTTACACGGAACACGAAATGAACAACGAAAACAAAAACACAGAATGCTCACGATGCGGAAAGACTCTTCAAACTCTGGAAGGTGGATTTTGGAAAGATTCACTTGGCAAGCAAAAGATGTGTTGCCAATGCCTTGAAATTCTGAACTTCAAAGTAAAGGCACAAATTATTAGAAAGTAAAAACCAACGGGGAGGGCAACCTCCCCACCAACCAACAAGGAACAAAACAAAATGAACAAAACATTCGCACTCGAACATCGACACTCAGCACTCCAAGGCGTCACCGCCTATCTTATGCCCGGAGGCCGCCATCAATTCACCCGCTCAGCAAACTGGGCAAGAACATTCACCAGCTTTGAAGAGGCTTGCATTGTAGCTCAAAAGGTCGGCGGCGTCAAGGTGGTAGAAGTTGAGGTGAGCAAGTGAGCGACAAGAACTACTTCGCCGACCTTCGCACTCCCAAGAAAGGTGAGAACCTACACGATCAAGACCGCTTCTGCCACGAGGTGATGGAGCGAATCATCGAGAGCCGCCAACTCCAAGCCGAACCAAAGCGATACCGACGGGTAACCGACTGGGACAAGGTAGCCAGCTTTGCCTTTGGTATCTTCACCGTTGCCCTCTTCATTCTCTGGCTCTTCATCGGAGGTGTTAAGTAATGCCCGCACCCATCAGCGAGGACGCCCGCCAGATTTGCTTCTGGCTCCCCGTCCACATGGTCAAGTGGCTTAAGTCTCAAGGTTCCATCAGAGGTACGATCATCAAGCTCATCGAGAACGCCATGTATGACTAAGACTATCTCATAAAGACTCAAGCCCTCCGCACTTGGAGGGCTTTTCTATTTACGGCCGTAGCGAACTCTCAGAACCTCTTGGATAACCTCAAGCCGCAACATTCCAGCCTCGACATCCAACCACCATCTTTCATGGGTCTCCGAGCCAATAACAATCATTCTGGCTCGACGCTTTGCCCCGTTGCTCTTTCTATCTGGGTTAGGAGTACTCCCGGTGCGTTGCTCATGGAAGCACCCCGCATCTTCTCGGAGGTAGTCACCCATCAAGCTCCATGCTTGGTTGCTCATAGCTTTGAGCAAGGGCAATAACCGTAAGCTCCGAGGCTTGCTTCATCTTGCCCTTACGTGTGAAGAGAATAGACCTTAACCCGCTCGGCTCGGTTACCGTGGCATGGACTCGATAGCCCTTGCTCTCAAGAACCTTCACCGCCTCTTCAAAGCTCATTCTTGCCCGTCCTTGTTGAGCTTTGGAGCGTCCCCGAACACTCGCCGTATTATCTCGCTCGCCTTGCGTTCTTGATCGTAAGAGAGTGGCTTGTGCGGTTCCGCTACTGGCAAGCCCAACCGCCTACGTTCCTCGGTCACCATCTCATCCAGTTGGTGCTTGTTAATGTCCCGCCGAACCTTGAGAGTGTGCGAATAAACGATGCCATCCCGCTCGGTCTCTCCCACCTCAATCATTCGGTACAAGGCGTGGTAGGTTTGCTTACAAGCGTTGTAGAACTCTGGGGCTGTTGGGAAGTCGTGGGAGGCGGGTATCTGTGCTCCGTCATTGTAGACCGTGACCTCACCCCTCAAGTACCTCATGCCCGTTAACACCACAATTTCCTCATCAATGGACTCATCCTCTGATACCACGATTGAATAAACAAGTGCCTTGTTTTCTAACTGAGTCTCGGTAAAGCCACCGTAGGTATTAAACCCGCCATCAATCATTAAGCACATAGCGTATAGAACTTCTTCTTTTAGTCGACCGCCTTTCATTATTTGCCCTCCAGAGCCTTCTGTCGCTTTAATATTATCTCCTTAAACTCAGCATTGAAGTACTCTGGCTCTTGGACATTATCCCTATTGCTCGCCATGTACTCAAGGGCTGAACCCATCCTTGACGGTCTACCTTTCGCTCCTACCCGCTGGCTCGCCTTCTCTGGGAAGACATCCCGCCACCCGCTGGAGATTGAGCGGTTGATTGCTTCCACCCCAACCTCGATGGAGAACTTCTTGAGCTTGGCAAGAATCAAGTTGGCTGCACGTTCGCTCATCGGGTGCTTAATCTCCCTCCGGTGCTCAACAAACTCGCTCCATGCCTTTAAGAACATATCATCCTCAAAGCCAGCATCCTTAGCCAAAGAGAGAAAATCAACCTTTCCCTTTCGAGAGGAAGGTGCGATAGCATCCTTCTTATCTTTAATTGTTTCTGTTTCTGTTTCTGTTTCTGTTTCTGTTTGGTTCAACACTTGTTGAACATCCGTTGAACATCCGTTGAACGTGCGTTGAACATCCGTTGAACGGGTGTTCGTTTTAGGTTCAGATTTTCCCATGCTTGAACGTGCTTCACCCGATTTCTTTCCGGCTCGTATTTGCTTCTCACGATCCTCAATAGCTTGTTGGCGAATCTCATCCATCTTTGGATTCATGCCATTAGGGAAGCACTCTTCAAGATATGGCTCGAACTCTTGCCAGTCTGTTTCAGACCATCCCAAAGCCCGCATGAATCTTTCTTTGGGTGGAAGGCAACCATGCTCAAACTGAACGTCTAGGAGGTCACGGTAAATGCTTCGAGCTATTGGAGACATTGACCGAACGGTCATAGATGCCCAGAAGTCACGGCTGTACCACTTGTACCAGCCAATAGGTGTAGATGTTTTGGATGACGCCTTAGCGTCTAGGTTATCTTTTCTCATTATGTAGCTCACTTAAGGGCTTCCGCTCGGAGCTACTTCGAGCTTCCACCCTTGAGTATTTTGGCTTTGTTCGGGGCATTGGTAAATGGAAAAAACCGCCGCCCCAAGGAGCCACCCTTATTATATCTCAGCTTTCGCAATTCTGAGAATGATATACGAATTCTTTCCAGAGATATAATCTCTCGTTATCAGAATCTCGCTTACTATCCGATGAGTATCACCCTCGATGATTCCCGCCTCAACCACCGCATCCTCAAGGGCTTTTATGCGGTTGCTGATGTCGCCTCTGAAAGAGGTTCCGAGCGTGAGGTGGTAGTGCATCCGTACCGCCCCTTGAATGGGCTCAAGGTTGGTTCTCAAGATTGGGATAGCCTCTAGTTGCCAAGTACGATATTTGCCATTCTTCACCCGTCCCCGTCCGGGAATGTTGATAAAGAGGGTGTTAGTGCTTGGTGGCATGGGAACCGCCACCGATTGCTCAGAGGTCATCAATGCTTGTACATCCATGCCAATGCTCCTTCATTCTTAGGCTCTCCACCTTTCGGTCTTGAGGTGATAATCTGGCGGGGTTAATGTTGATACCCGTGGTAGTTCCGGCCAGCTTCTTCTTAGTCGCCGTCAGTACTCCCGCCATTGCCATCGCCTCGACCCCCGTTGAGTTCTTCATAGCTATCTCAAGCTCTTGAACCTTCTCGCTTAAAAGGTTGGTATCTTGCATCAATCCTCATCCTCAAAGGGATTATAGGCATCTGGAGCGGGCTTTGCCTTACCTCTTGATTCTTGCCTTGGCTCGGCGTCCTCTCTTGGTCGGTCGAGGGCGTTTACATTATCTGCCACGATCTCCACGATTTCACGGTTGTTACCGTCCTTGTCGGTGTACTTGCGAGACTCGAGACGGCCATCAACTGCCACCAACCGTCCCCGACCGATGTACTCATTAACGTAGCTGGCGGTCTGCCCCCAAGCCTTGACACGGAAGAAGTCGGCGTCCGCTCCCTCTTGTGGCTTAATCCGCTTATTGACGGCGATAGAGAACTCCACGACATCCTTTCCGGTCGAGGTGGTTCTGAGTTCTGGGTCTCGGGTAAGACGTCCTACGAGTGTTATTCTGTTCAAGCTCATGCTTTTAGTTCCTTTACAATTGCTCGCATATGTTTGCAAGCGTGGTTGTTGTTGCCTTGTATGAGGTCAACGAAGTGGGGAGATTTCTTTCGGCAGCTTGCGTCCATACATTCACAAGTGGTCTGCCCGTGTTGGTTTATGAAGACTTCGTAAGATAGCCCCCAAAAGGTCTGGGAGCTTACAATAAAGAGGGCTTCCCCGTCTACTACGTCAACTAATTGGATTTTCAAGTTTGAACGGGTGGGTTAGTTCCTTGTGAGTGCTTGCAATCCATCGGTGTACTTCCTCGACGGTCGTACATCCCTCTTCTGCCATCGCATGGTTAATGAGGTCGGTCGCCTTTGTTGGGAACTTAATAGATGCCAGCTTGGTCTTGAGTTGCTCGAACTGGCTCAATGTCCCTCCAATGCTCACCCAATCGTTATACACTTTGCGAGTGAAGACGGAGCGAGCGGAAGGAAGGTCTACCTTGGTTGGCTCTTCTTTAGCTTTCTTCGGTGTGTCACCGTCTGGGTCGGTATCATCGACAATCGGGATCATGAAGTACTTGAGCAAAGCGTACTTGGTACAACTCGTGATAGCTTTCTGAATTCCCTTATCATCGTTGCCCTTCGCCTCACCGAACCATGCGAACTCGTCCACTTGGTCTGAGTCAACATCCTTCACCAAGAACATCATATGAACAATGACGTGGCCGTTATCATTTCTCGCATCTAAGACGGTCGGCGTAATCTGTACTCCATGCTCAATGCAAGCGTTCCTCACGGCTGGGAGTACATCATCCCATGCTTGATACTTGAATTTGAAGTGGGCGTTGAGTCCATTCTTTTCAACGCAACCAATAGATTGGCTTACCTTGAGAACCTTTTGAGCGAGCTTCATGCCATCACCTTAATGCTCATGGTTTCTCGGTCTAACGCGTATTCAAAGCCGTCTGGCATCTCAGCGGTAAGAATGTTCTTTTGCTCTTCTGATAGCTTCGATATTTGAAATGACTCAGTAACCTTGATTGCCTCAATCCAACCGTGAGCTTGAGCCACCGATAGAGCGAGACTTGGGTCTACCACCTTCAAGCCACCCTTTACGGTGCGGAAGGAGACCGAGCCGTAAGGAGTTGTGAGTGTCTTAGACTTCTGACCCTCTAAGCGGTTCTTGGCATAAGCCTCGATATGAGGTTCATACTGAGCATTGAGGTAGGCAAGGTATGAGGCCGTTCTTACTTCGAGCTTTCGGCAATTCTCCAAGATGGCTTGGTGTCTTAGCTGTTGAGCGGTCAAGCGTCCCTCAACGTCTGCAATCTTCTCAAGGATGGCTTCAAGTGCGGTTTGGCTGCTGATTTCTCCAGCGTCAGAAATGGCGTTACCAAGCACCTCTCCGGTCTCGGGGTCAACTACGAGGTTATCAATTATGTTGTATTGGCTCATTGTTTCTTATTTGGTCGGTGAAGATTGCTCTTCTGATTGTTCTTGTTCGGCGGTTCGTTTAACGATGTTCCCCACCGTGTTACGATGGATGCCGAGATCGTTAGCTATTCGGACGGCGGGAACACCCAACGCCCTTAGCCTCAGCACCTCTTCTGCTATTTGGTCTTTTCTAACCATGACTTGATTGTACACAATTTTTATACAATTATGAATAATTTTGTGCAAAGTGGAATAATTGCTGATATACTATTTCTGTCGGCATCGGCTGACAAGGTTTCAAAAATGACACAAAAACAACTCAAACTGAAGGAAGCGTGGGACGCAATTCTCACCGAGACAGACCACACTGCCAAACACGGTGACCACTCATCACATAGCGGGTACTTCAACTCAGAAAGTGGATGCGGTGAGCCACCGTACACGGGTGACGGCTTATCGGCTGAACAAGACCTCAAGGAGTGGGACGAGTTTATGAATGACCCTCTCGCCATGTTTGACTGGGAAGACCTTACAGAGATGCCTTCTTTGACTCAAGAAATGTTTGAAGAATGGTTAAACATTCAAAAATGGAAGATCCCCGGCACTCCAGACAATTTGAACAATAATTGGTTTATTAGCCTCCCACCAGAATTGTCATTCGTTCAAATTGCCTTGGTTCAAGCCTTTGCCCGTGACTTCTTTGAGGTCGCAACTGGTAAGAGCTTTGAGGTTGTGTCACTATGATTTACATTCACTGCCAGAACCTTGGATTGAGATTTTCGTATATCAAGACTATCAACATCCTTGACGCCAATGCAGAGCATTTCTCTTGGCTGTTCAAGTTGAGTGACAAAGAAGAGGTGAAAGACCAATACACGGTTGCCATCAAAATGCCAGACGAGTTGGCAGACAATCTGATTTGGGAATTTATAAGCTCCAATTCTACATACACTTTGAGTACTTTTCTTGGTGAAATGTTTGATAATGATGAGTTTAGAAAGATGTTTAGAGAGCAACTTGAATTATCTGTTCATACCAATTTGGTTAATAGACGGTTTTGCGGAGATATGGCAAAGAAGATTGAGCAAACTCACCTCGACGATCACGAGCAAGCAATCTTTGACTTGCTAAATCAGATAGACTTTCCACGATGGGCAGAGGTGGAAATATGAGCCTCTCTGACTTTCTCTTCGGCATTGCCTCTTCCGATAAGGGGGAGGCAGTTGAGACGCCTAGAATGGGATTTTGGCAAGCAATACGGAGGTGGTTTAGATGACCATACAAAGGGCAATAGAAGTTTTGAACGATTATGAGATTGTTGAAGTAAATCGGGGTGTTTTTACCATAGCCTACAATGGCGGTGAAGCTGATATTGTCAGCGAGCAAAACATCATAGACCTAGCAAGAGAAATGGAGGATGAGGAATGAAGATTGTCCTTGGCATAATTGTCTTCGTCCTAGTGGTGTTCTTCATCATTAGCTTTGCCTTTCTTTCGGCAGAGGAGTTTGGGGACGAATGAGTGATAAACTAAGAGTATTGAGTTTGGGTGCGGGGATCCAATCAACCGCACTTTACTTAATGGCAGAAAAATGGGAAGTCAAACCAGACGTTGCTATTTTTGCGGATACTGGTTTTGAGCCAGATCCCGTATACAAACATCTGGAAAAGTTAAAATCAATTGGTAGCATTCCTATTGAAATTGTTTCAGAGGGCAACATAAAGAAAGAAACTCTTGACGGTGTACATTCTGGAAAATGGTTTGCGAATATGCCTTTCTTTGTTTCTAACCAAAAAGGTAAGGTTGGCATGATAAACCGTGCTTGTACTCAGCACTATAAAATTAAGCCTATAAGAAAACGAATTCAAGAATTACGTTTAATTCATGATGTAAAAAAAGTTGAACAATGGATTGGAATCTCAACGGATGAATCGCACCGAGCAAAAACATCAAATGTAAAATACATTGAAAACCGATTCCCCCTTTTAGAATTAGGGCTTTCAAGAATCCATTGCATAGCTTATCTAAAATCCATTGGATGGGGCGAAACGCCTAAAAGTAGTTGCATTGGTTGTCCTTTTCACTCCGATGCTTTTTGGATAGAAATGAAAAATCAACGCCCCGAAGAGTTTGCCGAAGCGATTGACTTTGATAACAAAATTCGGAAATATTGCAGAGTTAAAGGAAAAGCATTTTTGCACCGATCCGGGAAACCTTTAAGCAATGTTGTCTTTTTGCATGAGTATCAAAATGAATTGTTTAAGTTTGAGTGCGAAGGTATGTGCGGGGTGTAAAGAATGAGTGATTACGAGAAAGCGGTGCAAGCCATGAAGTGGCTTGTTGAGAATACGGAAACCCATTACATTGATGATGAAAGTGGGTTCAAGTCTAAAGAGACTGGTGGAAAGTTCTTTGTGCGAATTGAAAGCTCCGAAACAGTCAGCGGAGTTGAACTGATAGAGATGGCAAAAGAGTTGGGGTGGGAAGAATGAGTGACTACTTGAGGGCATTGAAAGCTCTTGGTTGGCTCAACCTCAACACCGACTTTAGAGCTAATAATATCAGCGGGGACTACCCTCAAAGTTATAAAACTCACGTTGGCGGGATGTTTGGCTTATCGAAGTTCAGCACCAAAGAGAGCCTTGATATTATCACTGGCAATGACTTGGTAGCGGTAGCAATGAGAGAGGGTTGGGAATATGAATGAGGAACAAGCGTGGACACAAGCCGAGAAACTTACCTTGCTGTTTGGCTCCCTCGCCATTGAGTGCCTTGTGTTTGTGATCGTCTTCTACCTAGGCATAGCCACCTACAAGGAGCGGAAGCGTGATAAGAGGCGATAGCTCGCTCCAAGTCGCCAACATCAAGAGGCAGAATGAGATGATTGAACGAGTGGCACAGAGGTACGGAATGGAGGCCGCTACCTCATCTTTTGAGTATGCCCCGCTCGACGGGATACTCACCAAGAACGGAATCATTAAAACGGTATTTGAGGCGAAGTGCCGAGATATGGAGTTAGCGAAGTTGCAAAAGTACGGAAGCTATATCATCACCGAGGAGAAGATGAGGCAAGGGGTTGCAACGGGCAAGGCTCTTGGCGTTGGCTTCTCCATCATCATAGGGCTTGAAGATGCGGACTGCATCCTCAAGGTGAGCAACCACTACGGGGACATTCTGCCCCAAGTTGAGTACCGTGAGAGCCTAACTTGGAAGGACTCGAAGAAGGTCGAGAGAATTCTTCGCAACAATGCTTACATAGATCTTCGGGATATGGAAGTCGATATGCTCTAAAGTATCGTATACTATCTTTGAACGTGTTGAAAGCGTTTGTTTGTGTTGGTCATTGCCCCACCCCTTAAAAGGTGGGGTTCCGTTTATCTGAGTCTCGTAAAATAGAAAGCCCTCCGAAGAGGGCTGGGGTAGAGGATTAGAGACAAGTTGTTAAGCTTCGGCTGGCGGTAACTTCGCTGGCACAAAGTTACAGTAGGCATTTACGAGCTTTTGATTGGCAGCGGTTAGATCAACAAAGCGGCGGTGGATTGGCGTTGCACCAATGACCTTCGAGCCGTCAAGAATTTCCTTATAAGTTGCAACACTTACGCCGATATTGTTGTTATCCTCAGCAAAGTTCAAGGCAAGTAACTTCTCATTCTTTTCAAGCTTGACAATCTTGTTAATAAGTTCTCGCTCCTTCTCATCAACGGGTAGCACTTCAACTTGTTGACCTATTTCAGATGTACCAATCTCAATTCCATTGTCAAGAATGACTTCCTTCGTTCGGCTAATAACTTGCTCGGTGGCAAGGTTAAAAATGATTTCAAGTACTTTCTTTTTAATCTCCATGTTATGCCACCTTATAGCTCAAGTTAATGCTGATTGTGTAAGTGTTCGAGGCAATGGTGTTCAAGATAGTATCTGTGAACTCACCATCCGAAGTAGTGTTCGCAATAAGCGAAACTCGAAAAGCGTTGTTATAGCCCGTTGTCAACGTCCCTCTTGTGTTGCCAGTTCCACCTAAAAACCCGCTCCCGCTAAAGACTTCTCCCGCTGCTGGAGTGAACGGAAGACCCGTCACCGTGACCTTTGCGCCCGTTGTGGTCGATGTCGCAATAACCATGGTTGCATTGAGAAATACATAGTTTCCGATTCTTTGGTAACTGCCAGTTCTTGAAGTGTACGTTACTGTAACACCAGAACCCGTAAACGCTGGAGTCCACGGCCCCTCCTCATAATAGTTGAGAACGGTAGTACCGCCGCCAAACTGTACCCCCGCTGAGAACGTCTGAAGTGAGGAGAAGGTGTTAGCCTTAGTAACTCCCGCTGGTTGCCAAGTGTATTCGACTTGCGTTAAATCGGGTTGAAACATCAGCTCAGAATTTCCTCGCCCTTGAGCGTGATAGATGCACCGCTCTCAAGAACGGCATAAATGTCAAGAGAAGAAGCTGCACCATCTACCACCAACGCACCCGCCTCACCTCGAGCCGAGCAACCAACCAGCATATCAGCCTTTGTTGGGGCAGTTGAGCCAGCGGTTTGTACTTGGAATCGAACGCCCACTCCCGCTGTGATCGTAGTTGGCAAGACCACCCGCCAACCAATTCGGGTAGCGGTGTTGGTATCAAAAATCTTGATAGGAGTGGTCGAATCGACGGTGACGGAATTTCGTTTTGCTACGTTGTTATATGCCATGAGTTAGAGACCTTTACTTAAAAGACGTTACACTACTTAGATTGTTGCCACCCAGTACGAGCATGAGCCGTACACGGTGAAGTTTGAACCATTGCCTACTACCCCGACATTGACAAAGCTTACATTGTGAATAAGGTTGAGTACCGAGCCGTTTGCCCACGCCGCACAAGAGTCGATAGAATCGGTGGTTGAATAAGCAACGCCAAGAGAGGGAGGGCCATCACCGACCGAGCCAATGGGGAAGGGAAGCCCACCCACTTGTAAGTTGCCGCTCTCCCCGTTTGGATTAAAACCGTTGCCGCTAAAGGCGAATGAGATATGTACAAGGTTGCCGACTTTTTGGTAATAGCCACTCACTATTGAGGTGTTAAAGTTAAGAGTGCCACCCGGCGAGGTCATCACGGGGTTCCAAGTTCCCTCAATACTCTCGAAAGGTGCTCTTGTCTGAATGATGTTACTAAAGCCACCATCAATTATTTTATTTACACTTGCCATATCTTTACCATTAAGACGTTCTAAAGAGTTGAATTGATTATACGAAGGTCTCGCCGTCTTCTGAGGTGCGTTGAATCACGCTCCCACTCTCAACATCAAAGAGCACTAACCGCCGCTTCCCGCCATCGTATACATCCTCATCCACCGCCATGCACTCATCATCTACGCCGGACGCAACCACCGTGAAGCCCGTGGCGAGAATAGTATCTGCCCGGTCTGTCTTCTCGCCTTTGATTGAAGTGCCGTCGAGCCAATAAATGTATCGGTTCCCGTCCCGTCCGATAACGATAATAGGCTTCTTGCCCGTTGCGATTGTTCTCATGAGTGTAAATGTCCCTTCGGCTGAGTCGCCGACATAGAGCTTAATATCTGGTTCATCCTCAACCACAAGGTAAAGTTTCTGGTCATTGGATTGACGATCAATGCGAATAGAGGCCGAAGTGGCATTTAATGCCAGCGTGTTCACCAGACTAAAGCTGAGTGAGTTATCGGCCTTGTATATGAGGACGTTCCCGGCGTTGTCTGCGAACGCTCTTACATGGACATTTGAGGCAAAGTCTATATCGGCTGAAAGTCTGCAACCGTTCGAGAGAAAGTCGAGGACGTTAAAGAACCCTCGCCACGGTCGTACCTTTATCCACTCAACGCCAGACCACCAAAGCGAGTAGTCATACCCCTCATTATTATTCGGCGTGGGTGACCAACTCGAAACCCTCCAACCCGTCACCGAGGTTACGGGCGTCAAAAGGTTGGCTCCCGTTCCAAGCTTAAGTTCTGGAGCGGTGGTCGTCGAGGGAACAATGAACGGGTGCTTGCCCGTTGCGTAGCTAACCATCTGGCTCATTCGAGTACCCGTTGGTTGCCAGTCGGCGGCCTTGGTTCTTTCCTTTTCTGGGAAGAGGTTCATGGGCGGGATGCTTCGGTAAGTATTGCCGTACCAAAAGACCGGGGAATTGTCGCCATACCAAACCCCGCTTATACTTGTAATCTCATCGTCTGGATTTGTCCAAAGGTGCTTGACAATCGTGTACTCCTCATTCAAGACAAACTCAGCAGCCAGCCTTGTTGAGAGGTCGGTAAGTGCATCCCTTGCTCTAAAGAAGCAATTCTCAAAAGCCCAACAATCTCCAATGGTTGGAGCGTATTCAAGGTCAGCGGGAAGAGGAGTAGAGATGGCGGCCTTCGTTGTATAGTTAAAGAAGGATAGAGTTCCGTATCTGATAGCGTTTCCATCAGCAAAGAGCAATGTTGAGATTCTGCCCGTCTCATAGAAAACCTTAGCGTCCTCAATCGGTGCGAGGTAGAAGGTCGGGTGCTTGATACTTACGGGGTTAGCGGGGTTCACCCTTGTTATCTCGAAGCGAATCTTCGAGCAAGCAAAGCCGGGTAGAAGGGCATAGTTGGTGATAAGGTTTACATCACTTGCCACGGTAGCTGAGATGTCCTTACTGCTTGGATTCTTTATCCTTTGGTACTCATCGGTAAGGTAGCCCGCACCGAAGTCTTGCCCGCCACTTGTTGCCCACTTAGAAGCCCGCCCCGCTGGAATTCGATGAGTTGCCACCGTTGAGCCAATGAGAACCTTCTCCCCGTCATATCCAACCGCATAGCAATTCACGGTAGCAATGTTTGTATCTGTCCAGTTAATGGCGATACGATCGCAGACGGTCGGGTACATGAACGGGTAAACCGTGTATGAAGCCATTGCGAACTCGATAGCATCACCCGTGGTCAAGGTGACATCCGTTGCCGTCACCGAGCCGACACCCGCCGAAGTTCCGTCCCAGAATGACCACCGAGAAGAGGTACTTGCGTTGGTGGTAACCGAGGTCAACCAATCGCTCTGATTCAAGATATTGGTTCTTGACAAGCCCCACCAACAAGGAAGGTCGAAGGCGGCGAGCGTCACCCCGTTCAAGGCGTTCTGGTTGATTAAGTCGCTCTCAACGTTTATTCGGTGTAAGGTGTTCTCACCGCTTGGCAAGGATGGGTGATAACCGTACTGCTGACGAATCTTGAACCAGTAGTCAATGTCGGAATCGGCTCCAAGTAAGTCCCACCGAATAGAAGAAGAGGCGGTGTTAGGCGGGAACCAAGGGCACATTAGCCAGCCGGGAGAAGTCCACGCCATGAAGTTAGATCTCCAACCTTGAGCACCTCCGAACGAATGATACGGTGGTAGGTTTCCGGTATCGTACTGGTCAACCCCAAAGCGGGAGTTTGCTCCATCAGAGCCATAAGAGAATTGCCCCGCCCATGAGCGTTGGTAAGATACTCCGGCGGGTGAGTAGGTGGTCACGCCGAATACATCCTCGAGAGCGTGGGTTGTGTCCCTCACATTGGCAAGAATTTCCGTCTTACTTGGGTAGGTATTTGTATAGACGCTTGAGGTAGTGCCGGGGTCTATTGGCTCGGATGTACAATCAAGCTCCTCACCCGTGAATGAGAAGTCCCAACGCCGTACTCCTTGGAAGCCAGAGCGGTAAACCAGTTCCTCATAATCGGTCTGAATCCTTGTGAGTTTCTTTGTAAGCTGCGGCACGATCATGAACGCATCAGACTGCCACGTTATCACCTCGGAATCATAGCCAGTAGCCGAGGTCGAGAAGGCACTTCTAAGTTCTATCGCATCGGTGGTAGTTCCTTGAACGTAGGCGTCTGGGTTTTGGTCGGCGTGGTTCCAAGCCACGGGCAAATTCTCCCATGTCCCCGTCTCATCAAAGCGATACCCGCCCTCGACGATGATATACCCGTCAGCAGTCCAACCCGTTCCGAATGAGGAAGTGTTGCACCCAATGGTCGGCGGGATAACGCTGTTCTGAATCGAGCCAGTTAGCCCCGGAGGAGTGCCGAATATCATCAAGGAAGGTTGAGCAACCGCCATCCCACCCGTCAGCGTCGGAAGTGTATTGTCTACAAACTCGACCGTTCCGTTTACCGTCCACGTCACCGAGCCAATGGTCATCTTCCAAGTTCCGGTCGTATCTGTATAAATAGTTATATCTTCAAAGAGGAGCCGACAATCGCCGTTATCAGCGTAGGCATAAGCCCGAGCCTCAGAGATACCAAGGTCGGGAATATCAAGCGTTGCATTAAGGGCGGGTGTCATCTCGACCCCGCTCATCGTCATCTGGAAGCCTACGGCGGTTGAGATGTAGGAATCTGAGTAATAGTTGTATATCTGAGCCCCCCAATTCTTGAGGTCGCCCGTTCCAATAGTCGTAAAGGTGGCGTTCGCATCAAAGAAGGCTTCCCACTTGTTGAGGGTAATAATTCTCCCTCTGAGCATTAGAGAATATCCCTTGTGACAATCGGTACTCGTGTCATTGAGCCATCAATAAAGCCACGTCTTGCGATAGCTGAGCGGTAGCCGTTCATGGTTTGGAACTGCACTATATCATCAAAGTCTGAACTGTTGGAGTAGCCTACAATGTTTGAGAGAATGAGAGTGACGGGTCGCCACATCCATTGGTCTCCCGCTCCATCGGGGTCTTTTACCACCTCGCCATTGATAGAGGTCACTATATAATCTTGATCTCCGTACAAGGTTATTTTGTCACTCACCCAAATAGGGAAGCCCGTAGCGTCCGAGCGTACTGGAAGCTCAACGGTAATCTCTGTCACCGTTCTTGAAGGTGAGCATCTATCATACAAAAGAGAGGCGGCGTCATTGGCTATGGTCTGACTTGCAATGCCCTTGTTGATTAGCCCAAGCCTTGTAGTTCCACCGACCCAGTTGGTAGGACGCAAAGAAGGTTTAACCGTGGGGTCAATAGAAGTAGAGGCTCGCTTCACCGCTTGTACTGGCTGCTGAATTCGAGGGTCAAAGCCAGTAACCACAATCTCATTGGCTTCTGGGTTGATATAGTGCCATCTGAGCTGACGATAGACATATCTCCAAGCGTCATCAGTACTCTTTCCACCAATAGAGATAGCGTCCGCAATCGTTTGGTAATAAGTGTATTTAGAGGCGGCGGCGTTTATCGTGGTTGGGCTTTTGGTCGTGAATGCTACACCCGAGGCTCCGGGATATTCTCCGTACCACCAACCTCCAAGATAGTCTTGCATTACCCGTGAAAGGTAAGACCAAGCGTTCTCGCCGATGTCCGCAATCTCTGAGAACTCGCCGCACTTAGCGGGTGCAATTTCTCCGGCCGTCACCGTAGCCGTCTCGAGGTCAAGAGTGCCACCGCCTACCAAGTCCACCAATCTCTTAATGACGCAATCATTCGAGGCGTGGGAGATTGGCAACCCGTCGAATACCATCCGCTCTCTGAACATATAGTCTTTTAGGAGTTGAGTTATACGGCTGTTGCTTTTGATTGTAATTCGGTCGTTGGCTGCTACGCTTCCTCTTGAGAACTCAACGGGCTCAGTCATCCCCTCGTGAACGTAAGTAGTGCCAAGGAGAACAAGGCTTGGTTTGTTGGCATGGCTGTACACCCCGACAATAGCGGTATTCGCTGGATTGACTACATCAAAGGAGACCGAGCCGCCGCCCGTCTCTGGACATTCAAAAGTCATTCTCTGCCACTTATCATTAAGGGTTGCTGATTCGGTGGCATCGGTGTTGGCGGTGGTTCTTTCATACCCGCCGTTGATGCCGTACACCACGGGAGAAGATAAGCCGTCACCCGTGAGAGCCGCCTTCATTCTCAAGGTGTCAAGGGTTCCGTTCGCTACGAAAGCCGTTGTTCCGTCTGTCTGGGTGATGCTTGATACCACCGCATCGGTGTTACCAGTTCGGTAGCTTTGGTCACCGTACACTCGACCGACTCCAGAAGCCCATGCGGGATTTGTATAAGTCTCAAGGCTCGCACCCGTTGGCGGTGCTTGAGCGAGATTATAAGGTTGAGAGCAAGCGTAGCCAGAGGTGGCGTACTTCAAGGGAGCCGCTTGGAAGACAAAGTTCTTATACATCCGCACCCAAAAGGAAGTAGCTGGGGTGATTGTGGGGTTCGTATCGCTCTCGAGAATATCGGGCATCACCGCTCTCACTCCTTGACCCTCGGAAGAGATAACAAGAATCTCCCGCCGTCTACAAGGAATTATCATGAGGTGTATGAGCTTGTTTTGTACGTTGTTCCCGCTCGACGCACCCGAGACCTCACCCTCTGCAATCTTAACCCCCGCCCTCCAGACCTCAAGAAGCCCGCTAGAATACAATCTGAAGGCCGTCTCACTCGTTAGGCTCCCGCTGTTGGCGTAGCCGAATTCTGCGAGAATGTAATCTGAACCGTCTGAGTAGGCAAAGAACCCGAGATAAAAGCCCGTGTTCTTGGCAAGCGTTGCGGAGGTTACTACCGCCGTTCCTAACGCTGAGGTCGGCCCTTGTAAGAATTTACTTCCACCAACCCCCGTTAAGTCTGCCACCTTCCAAGTCGCACCTAGTCCGAAGTCTGCCAGCCCTAGCTTGTCATAGGGTGCGGTGTTGCTCGTATAGAACGCCGTGTAAAGCGGTCGAGGGCGAAGCATTAAAGTAGATGTCAGCGGGTCAATGTATGTATCGCTGAAGAAAGAACCCGTGTTGAAGTCGTCCCCACCCGCTGAGAAGCCGATACGATCACGGGCTTGTCTCGCTTGTGCTCCGTCAATGGTGACATCAAACTCTGGACGTGGCATTAAACCTCCCGCCGTGAGACGTTGTTACCAATCGCTCTCGCCGCTGTTCTGCTCATGCCCCGCTCAATCGCAACTCCAAGCTCAACCAGAATGGTCTTGATTTCACGGGTTCCACTTGCCCCTCTACCCGTCTGGATGTCGCTCAACTCTTGTCTGGATAAACCACGGCTTCCGAGTGAACCGCCGCCTAAAATCTGGTCTTGAATGTCTGCCAACTTCTGGGTGTTTTCGGCGGTCGCCTTGGTATTGGTTGCAATGTTCTGCAATGCTCCACCGCTCTTCTGCTTGTTCTCAAGGTTGCCTATAACTTGGTCAAGTGCTGAGCTAAAGTTAGTTGTCTGAGTTGCTACCCCACCACTTTTCTCAAGCTGGTCTCTGAACTTCTTAGTCTCTTCCCCAAGGTTAAAAGTCTCTCCCGTTCCATCTCCTAAAGCCACTTGCGGAATAATAGCGTCTAAGCCCTTTTGCAATGCCAGAGCCATAGCAAGACCCGCCGAGATAGAAAGAGCGGCGGGTACTAACGACTTTCCTTTAGTGGCAATCGCTTCAAGAATAGCCTCAGATATAGCAAGCTCTTTGAAGGCGGCACTTACCGCTTGAATTGCCTTAACTATCCTTGCGAACCCAACAAACACCGCCGTACTGAAAAGGAGACCACCAAGAACCGCAACTGTATTTATAATGGTCTGGCGAATCTCGTTAAAACTCGTCACCATAGTTCGGCGTACCCCATCAAGGATTCTTGGGAGGTTAACCACTACCACGCTCATGGAGATAAAAGTGTCATAGAGCTGGGTGGCAATCTTATCCATGCCAATCAAGTTAATCAACCCGTTAACCATCTTTTCAAAGGCTCCGGTTTTGACCATCGTCTCGAACGCCTTCGTTATCTTCTCAATCATCGGTAAAAGCAAAGGAAGTAACGTCTGTCCAATTTGCCTCATCGAGCGGTTTATATTGTCCATCAAGGAAGCCATCGCCGCCGCTGGGCCTCCAGCCATCTCCTTCGCAATACCTCCAAACTTCTCAATCGCAAGTAGCCGAACACTTTCAAGAGCGGTTTCAATGCTTCCGGTAAACTCGTTGGTTTTTGAGAACGTAGCCCCGAATTTTGCAAGCTCTTCATTGCTGACGCCGAAGGCATCTCTCAATGCTTGGAACCCTTCCCCAAAGCTACCAGACTTTAACTTTCCTAAGGCTCTGATAACAATATCGACACCTTCAGCACTCATGCCCATTCCCGTTGCCATTGCGTCCGCTACTGGTAAGAACTGCTCAACTTGCAGACCGTAGGCTTGAAGTAATGCGGCAGCCTTTCCAAGCTCAGCACTCGTAAAGATAGAGGGTATAGACATTTGATCCACGAAGGCAAGTATCTCAGCGGTTCTTTTTGCATCTCTGGTCATCCCAGTTAAAGAACGGCTCAAGGTATCAAAGTCGGCGGCGGCATTAATAGCGGTTACCCCAAGCCCAATAATAGGCAAGGCGGCAAGCCCAGCTCCAACGGCTGTATTCTTGAGGAATCCCCCAACCTTGCTGATACCTTCCCCAAAGCCACTAGCAATAGTCTTCCCTTTTTGAGCGGCGACGAGTACCTTGCTCATCCCAGACTCAAATTTCGATGCATCAAGAATATACTTACTGATAACTTCTTCGACTACTACACTTGCCATTTTTAACCTACCATTATCACTTGTTGAGGTCTCGGTGGGCAGACCTCATTGAGAGCACATATCTGCAACACCCGTACCTTTCGGTGAGCATCGAGATCATCGAACCATTCACCGTATACGTCTACTGCTACTCGGCACTTTTGGGCGTAATTTGGGTTTCCTTCAAGGAGCCTTTTCCCTCAAGGAAAACCGCATAGTCAGAGGTTTTATTGGCTGCCGCTTCATCAAGAGCGGTAGTAACACCCACAAACACCGGAGCCGCCCGCTTCGCAATCGTGAGCCAAGCCAGCTCGCTCTGGAAGTCCTCAGTCAAGGCAAGCATTGCCAGCATCTTAACTTGAGCAAGAATTACAAGGCTCTCTGTCGCAACCTCTTTCCATTCTCCCATCAGACGGCCACCTTGTACGCTCTTCTGCATATCGGTTGCCCACCGCTTAACTTCCTCTTCAACTTTGATTCTTTCTTCAAGGTCGCACAACACTCGGAACTTGCACTTCACGTCCCGAATAATTGTTATCTCGACCTCATCAGAGGGCGGTGCTGACGCCTCAAGAATCTTGCTAACGAGGTCGCCTATCATGCTTGTTCTTTAACCTCTGGCTTGTCTGCCTTGGGTTCTTCCTTAACTTCTGGTTCGCAGTTCACGGGCTTAAAGCCTCCACCGAGTTCTTGTACCTTTTCTTCTTTTGCCATTGTTCGTTCTCCTTACAAAGATATTGTTAGGTTACCTTACGACTTAACGAGAGTACCAAGTCCTTTGAAGTTGTACTGCTCGGTCACAATCCCTTGCTCTGGAACCGTGAATGTAGCCGAGTCAATCAGCGTGGAGCCCGTGTAGGTTCCAATGGTGGTAATAGTCGCTACAAACGCAATCAAGGTAGTACCCGTGAGTACCGAGGTGAGAAGGGTTGAACCGCTAACGGTGGTCGGGGTTCCTCTTTGCTCAAACTCGATGTTAACAAGAATAAGCCCATCTCGCTCAGTCGCAATCTCAGCCGAGGTCAAGGTGATTGGAAGGACTAACACCACGCCACCAACGCTCAAAGAGAGCGAAGTTTCAACGCTTGAGAGAGTGGCATTGTTTACCGTCTCCATTAACGTGGTTGTGTCAGCGTCCAAGATTTGAAGAACACCCGAGCCAGTAAATTTGGTTCCCGTGGCTTGGTAAGTCTCGAAGCCGTCCGCAAGTGCCGAGCACTCTTGAGAGGCGGTGGTTACGTTGATCGTGCATGAGCGAAGTTTGGCGGTGACGCTTGCCACAATCGAAGCCACGGTAAGCGTCAGCGAGGTTTGGCGGGTCGAGGTCACGGTTCGCATGATCTCGGTCTTAGCTTCAAACATTCGCTTGACTGGGGTGCTTTGAGCATGGCGAGCGGCTCCCGCTTTGCCCTCCTCAGTCTTGACTCCTACTTTGAAGGACACGTTAGAAAACTCGGCAAGGTAGCTTGTACCTCCGAGTGTATATGCTGTTAAGTCTCCGGCGGCGTATTTCATGGTTGTCTATTTCTCTTTTGAAAAGTGTCTCTAAAGGCTTTGCGGTACTCTTTAACTCGTTTTCCTAAGGCTCCTTGGTCTCCCTTTCCGAAGAGACCTCTTCCGACCATTTTCTTTGTACCACTAGGTAAGACGGCGAACAATGCACCTTTAGCACTCTTATTGAACCCCGCCGTGATAATATGCCTTCCTCCGGGCTTCGTTAATCTTGCGAACCTTGAACGCCGAAGACTTCCAGACATTTCACCCATTGGCAACTGAGGTGCTTTGCCTTTCCTTCCCGCTCCCCGCTTTCTGCCAGTTGGAGTTGATAAGGCAGACGTTTTACCCCGACCGTAAGGGTGGCCCAGCTTGCGTAACCACTTTTGGCGAGCTTTTTTACCGCTTGGGCTTGCTCCAGTTGTAAACTCTTTCAAGTCCTCTTCAATTTGTTTTTTTATCTCCTTCGCACCCTCTTCCATGTTCGCATTGATTTGCTTAAACTTCTCAATAGTCGCAAAGTAGCTTTGAGTCGGGGTTCGCTTTACTGCCATACGGTAGTCCTCGCCGTGAAGGTAATTAAGACGCCACAAGAGTTATCGGCGTCATCCATTGGGATAGGCGTCCACGTTGTTACAAAGGGCTGGTAGCCAACACCACCGAAAGCGGCCGGAACCGTGGGAATACTTCCAGAACTTTCCGAGAACGGGGTTAAGAGGTCAATGAGTGCCTCGGCTTGATTTGCTATAAACTGCTGAGGGTCGGGAGTTAGAGGTAAGGCGAACTCACCGCCAATCGTGAACGTCCATGTTTGCTCGACGCTTCTTCCCGCTTGGTTACGATCACAACTCTCGAGCGTGACTACCGCTCTTGGAAGTTGAGGCGTTGGTTTGGCTGCTCTACCCGCGGAGGTAGTCTCAACGTCCCACGCCGTCTTTATATGACCAGCAATAGCATTAAAGAGGGAAGTGTAATGCGGCATTAATGTCTCACTTGTACGGCGTACACCGCTATATGGTCGGTGGCAATTCCTTGCTCGTTGATCTGAACTTTCTCAATGGCGTAAAGGTCGCCGTTATACTCAATCGTCCCGCCGACTTGAGTAACGCTTTTATTCATATCGGTCGGGTCAAGGTAGAAGGCAAAGCCGTTGTTAACTTCTCTTGCAAAGGCATCATAAGAAGCAGACGGTGAGAGGTGTTGAGCACATCCCCGCACCGATTGTCCCGGTTCCAAAGGGTCGTAGCCTTGGATAACTTGGTTGGCAACAATACGAGCCTCTTGGAGGAAGATGCGGAAGGTATGAGGTTTGAAAGGTACGCTCATGAAAGCCTATAGCCCTTGGCAATGTCTCTAGCCCTCTTGCGGAAGATTTCGCTTGAATCATCGGGCATGGACATTTCAACAAGACCCGTTTTGAGACGTGAGACCCGCCCTTGCTTACCGTCATTCTCTTCCATGACTCTCGCACATACGAGGTATAGAATGGCGTCATTGATTGGATCACCAATAGAGCCAGAAGCCATGTAACCCCACGGGGCGGTTATCTCAAGTCGAAAGGATGGCTTGGTTCTGAAAATAAGTTGGTTGTACGGGGCTGAATAGTCGGGTAGGAGCCAGTCATCGTACTGGTTCATCGTCTGCCCAACGTTGCCCGTCTCCACGCCACTCTTAACTAAGGTTGGAGCGGCTGACAAGGGAACGGCGAGGTCAAGAATGTAACCCCGCCTATCCGCTTGGATGTCTCGAACATCAAAGGTTTTAATGCTTGAGACGGCTTGGAATGGCGTCACCCCCACCAACTTTTCCCATTCCCCGATAGCTGTATTCAAAAGCCGTGTAAGGTCTGCCGATTCGAGATCGTCATCTACAAAGCCCTTTGCCACAAGGTATGAGTTTAAGTCGGTGGTGGTGATATATGCCATTCGTGTTTAGAGGTAGGAGCCAGCAACCACTACTGGTTGAGCGGCGTTCTGGTTGGCTCCGGTCGCTTGAGTAACCGCAACTGCTCGTGGAGCGATGTACGCCTTGATACCGCTGATAACGGTGTTGGCGGTTCCTCGGTCGGTAACAATTCGGATGTACCGATTTGTCAACTCAGAGAGAGCAATGGTGACCGTCTTGTTGGTATCTGCATCTGTCCAAGCGTAAGACGCCCCGGTGATGTTTGCCCACGAAGAGTTATTGTCGCTTCGCTGAAGCTGGAAGGTTCCAACGCCAGTAGCAGTAACCGCTCCAAGGTCGATAACCACGTTGAGAGCATAGCAACCCAAGCAGTCGATTGTCGAAGAGTTAACGTCAGTAGTACCAGCGGCAAGCCCTTTAGTGGTTGCGGCGGTGGCATCTGGGAAGACGGTAACGATTTGGAATTCATTAAATGTAGCCATCATGGTTTCACTTGGAGTCGGCTGAACGCCTCGTCGAGGACTGGAGCACCGTCGCTGAACTTGTGCATGACGTAACCGTATTCGCCGTTGCTGGCGTATGGGTCTTGGTCGAGCACTTGTACCGAGAGGTTCAAGAAGTCGTAGATGCGGTAGAAGTTGAAGTCTCCGAAGACTGCGGCGTAGGTGCCAGCAGCGAGAGTCGTTGGAGCACTTTCCGATTCGTACAAAGGTCGCCCCTTGAGGAACATTGGAGTACCTACTGCAAGCACGTTACCGATGCCAGCACTTTCTGTGAAGATGTACTGGTTTGCGGAGTCCTTGAGCTTCATAACGGCGGTAACGAATTGGCGAGAGCCAACCCAGCTACCTCGGTCTCGAACGGTTGCTTTAACATTCATCAAGGTTGAGATGATGTCATCAGCCGCAATCGCCGCTCCAACGGTTGGAACGTCTCTTGAAGTTGGGATACCGTCAGCGGATGCTGTAAAGATACCAAGCCACTGGCCTACACCGTTACCTTGCATCGCCGCATCTTCTTCCTTGAGCCTTGAAGCGTAGTCAAGTTCGCCGCCAAGCCATTGCTCAACATTGATAACCGACTGGTCGATAAGCAATCGAGAAGCCGAAGTTCGCACCGTTACCCGGTGAGGCTTGAAATCTCGTTGACCCACTTGCACCGAAGAGGTAAGAGCGGTTTCTGTCTCGCCTTGCCAGTAAGCGGTAAGACGGGTATTTTGCCGAGGAATCGCAACGTTCGCATTGATTTGCTGAACATTAGAGATTTGTCGCATGAAGATTGGGTTGTCAACCGGCTTGATAATCTCTTGAGCAATCGCGTTAGGAACAAGGAAGCCACCCGCTGTATTAGGGTTGACTTGCTGAGCCGCCCGGATTTGTGCGAGTTGGCTGTTGTCACCTCGAAGGTAACCTCTCCATGCTCGAACAAGTGCGTCTTCTTGCTTGCTGTCTTGTGCCACTCCACCCATGATGGAAGGGTTGTTACCTTCTGCCATTTGGAAGGATCGTGCGTTGTCGATTTGGGAGCGTAGTTCAAGCTCCTTTTTTGCGTCGAGCATATCGGCAACTGCCTTGTCAAAGCGGGCTTCCACGTCAGCGGGCATAACTTTCTTGCCAGCATATTCGCTTCGAGTCGCATCAACAAAAGCCACCGCTTCGCTCAACTGTTGGTTGAGTTCTTGGTTAGATTTCATTTTAGTAATTTCTCCAACTGGGCAAACTTCACCGCTTGAAGCTCTTGAACCGTTGGCTCATTTGCTCGGGTCAGTAGCTCGTCCAGATTGCTCCGAATTGCTTCCAACCGCTCAAGGGTCGATTTGCCAAGTGTCTTGTCTTGAGCTTCTCGAAGTACGAGTACCTCGTTGGCTCTGGTTGTTACCCCTTCGACGGCATCAAGAACCGTACAAAGTTCGTCTGCGAAGGAAGAGCCAGCATGAGCACCCTTCAAACTGTTACGCACTTCCGAGGCTTCCGATTCTGGAACCGCCGGGAAGTTGACTTGTGAGACCTCGTAGATTTTCGCAAGCCTCATGATAAGATAACACTCACGGTTACACTTTCGGATGGACTCAACATTAAATAGGTTCTTGTCCATGCCCAAGGTGTCAACCATTCGGAGCATCTCTTCCCCGTTCTCGAACTCAAGGTAGTCGCCAATCGTAAAGCCGATTGAGAGACCCACTTTCTTACCAGCGGCTAACCTTTCAAGAGCCACGGTTCGGGCGTCTTTAGCGTCTGCGGTGCTATGATATTCCACCTCAACCTCAACGCCAACGCCGTTATCCGTTGCGGACTTGATATAGCCAATAGCGAGATCGTCGGCATCATGAGATTCAAGGAAGGAACCGTTCGCTACGAAGTCGGGAAGGGCGGCGGTAGCTGAGCCGGGAGCGAATACGGAACAATAAGAATCAAGTTCCCCGTACTTAAGTGCCATGCCCTTGAGTCCACCGTTAGAAGCTTCTGCCCCTTCCATGCGGAGTTCAAATTGTCTTTCTTGTCTTGTATTGAAATTCATTTGTAAAGACTTCTCTTCTTTTATGACGGATTCGTACGCCCTTTTGAACCATCGCATACCCGGCTCGCCTCCCCAAAGAAGGGCGGCCACCATTGCGGGGCTGTCATCCGGCTCATCCAAGAAGCGGGCATTTCTTGCCCACCATCGGTTACCCTTGCGTATCTTTGCCTCGGATTGCTCCTCACCTCGTGCCATCGAGCGGGCTTCTTTGATTGTGGCTGGCTCTAAACCATCCCCGCCCTTACCTTCCTCAAACATCTGAAGCCCACGCTTACACGCTCTTTGCACTCCTACGGGTGGAACCATTATATTATCTGCCATCAATCATTCTCCAATGTTACGGGTTTTATTGTCTGCACCTTCTTACCGCCTATCTCGAATTCCAAGTGGCACTTACAGTTACCAAGGCAAGGGGTGTCACAAGCTCCCGGTGTTGTAAAGAGGTCATCCTTGAAGTACGGGGAGATGCTTGCCAACCGTGGACAATCTGAGCAATGCTTCTCAGTTCCTCCAAGCACCCAAGTTATTTCTGTTTCGAGATCAAGATTGTCTACCGAGGCTTGAGCACTTATGCCCCTCGCCTTGCCCATATACAACTTCTGGCGGTTCAAGATTTGGTCAAGCATTAACTCGCCGTCCTCATCCGTGTATCTACCGTCGAGGATGTCATCGATAAACCCTTGAAGGTATTCGGCGTCATCGTCTGCAATCGCTCTGGCGGCTAGAATGTCCAACTCCTCAAAGGTTGTCGGGTCAAGGCTTACCAAGTCCCGCCCAATCCAATGAGAGTTGGCGTTGGCTTGTAGGATTGCATCAAAGAAGTTATCTGCCCATGCCTCAACGTTGCCACCGTTTACCAATCGATTGCTTGCGTTCTTAGCGGTGTTCCAGTTGAAGTTAAGCATATCCTCATACCACTTTTGATAGCTCCGACCCGGCTTCTCAAAGGCGGCCGGCATTGCACGAATTTCTACCACCTTGGGAATGAAGGTGAGCTTTCTTGCGGTGCTTTCGGTGATATGGTTACAAGGCATTAGCTTTCGAGTTGGATGTCTTCGAGCCTTCTTAACTGGGCTTTATCGTATCGCTTGCTAGTGGGTGAGGCTGGGAGCGGTGAGGCTAGTGCGTTCATATCGAACCACGTTCGAGGGTCTGCTAAGTCTTCTTGGAATCCGAGAGCCTTTCTGAACTCACCTCTTGTAGAGGCTCCAGCCTTGAACGCCAATTCTGCCCTTGTGTACTTGGCGGTGATGTCCTCATCGAGCTCACGGTAAACGCTTGGGTCGAAGGCGAGAAACTCATTCGGTTTAAGCCCTAGCCCCTCATCGGCAAACGCCTTGTCAAGGGTCGCCGAGATGACGGAGAGCAAGGATAAAATTGTGTCCTCAATAAATATCTCTCTGGCTTCTGAGATGTTGTTATATGTCTTGGAATCGCTCGGAAGTCCAACAATCATCGGGTCAACGCCGAGCGAGGCAAGAAGCTCGGTCATTGTATGCACCTTTTGCTCAATGGCTTTGATGTCGGTTGGTGACATTGCAACCCGTGTAATCTCGAACGCTCCGGGCAAATCCATTGCTTGCCCTCTTCGGTCACGGCTGAAGCTCTGCCAACGATCACGCATAGACTTCCGCTGTTCTTGCGTTGGCTCCATTGCATTAGGGTCTTTCGGCGAGAAGATAACGCCGGGGATACCCATATTGGTCATCAAGGTAGCGGCGTAGTTGCTCGCCTCGTTATCGGTGACCACTTGGCGAAGGGCGGCCATCAATGGGGACATCCCAAGGGCTGGGTTTGCCACGTCTACCATGCCGTCTCTAAAATGGATAATCTCAGAAGGAGCGGCGTAGAACATCGCACCGCCTCCGTAAGGGGTTATCTGGTATCGGGTGATAAGCTCATTGCCGTTGTTTGGTGTACCGTCAACGTGAATATCTGACTTCGGCACGACTTGCCAAGGCATGAGCGGAGCCAAGCCAATCAAGAACCCCGTCTTACTTCGTCTCTTGAGAAGGTAGGCATTGCCGTACACTTTGAGAGGGCAAGCAATCGCTTTAAGTATGGTTGCCTCATCGAGCCCCGGCATCGGAGCTGTAAAAGAGAATAAACGTGGGTCTGGCTTGTAGTAGTAACTTCCGTCTGGGTTTATTGTTTTAACGGTGAGTTTGGCTTGAGCCACCTTCTGAGCAATCTTACCAAGTCCGATAGCTACCGTGGAATTGCTTTCAATTTGTCCCGCTTCGGTTCGCCAGTTGCGGTCAGTTGCCCCGTATCGGAGGTAGCCACCCATTGTCGAGGTTCCACCGACAAAGGGTAGCCCCGTAAATTGTTGGTCTCGGTTCCGAGGCTCCCGCCCGACTGCTCTAATTTCTAGTCCAAAAATCTTCATGCGTTACCAATTCCAAACATTATTGCTACTCACCAATTCATTAAAGGCTCCCGCTAAAGCGTCCACTTGGTCATCATGCTTGCCCGTGGGGAATTGCCTAAGCTCTTCTATAAAGGCGGTGTTCCAGTTAGCCCTAATAAGAGAGACGTTACCACCGTTGAATTGTGATGCAATACCGTCCGCTCTGGTCTCCTTACTCCCCGTCTCCCTTACCGCTTTGGCATTGTAGCCACTCAAGAGCCGAAGGTAAGCGAGGGCTTGGTCTTTACCCGCCGAGCCGGGATCTTCGGGAACCACCACCCGAACCGATACCCCGTCTTGTCTTGCGGTGGCTAACATCCGTTGATTTCTCGCATCGGTTCCTTCTTGAAAGCGTTGAACGTCGAGGACATAATACCGCCCGTTGGCATCCTTGCCTACCAGTACACCCGCCGTATAGTCACCCTTTCCGCTACTCGCTGCCACGTCCCACTTCCTCACCCGCTCAACCATCGGCGGTAGTTCCCGCTCATCTATGAAGCTCGCCTTGTCTACCTTGAATATTGCACCGTCTCGAAGGCTTGGGTTACCTTGGAAGAGGGCTTGAAAGTTGTATTCTCCCATCTGCCTTCTGACGGCCTCAAGAAAGTTTAACGGCTTTACCTCCGGCCACAACGCCTCGCCCTCAGCCCTTCCAAGCGGGTCATTCTCTTCTGCAATGGCGGGAAGGTTAATAAACGTCCAGCTATCATCACCTTGAGCCTTGAGCCGTCCAATCAAGTCATCATGATGCCAGCGGGTAGCAATCACAAACGCCTTCGTTCGAGGGAAGAAGCGTTGTACCACGCTTCCAGTCCACCAGTCCCAGATATTATTCCTCTCTGTCTCGCTCTCGGCTTGCATACGGTCTTTGATGGGGTCATCGCAAACTAAGAGAGAGATGGGGTTAATACCCGTTGGAGCTGAACCCACTCCTCGAGCAACCAATCTCGCACCGTTGGTCAACCTCCACTCGCTCATCGCATTAGAGGACTCGTCAAGAATGTTAAGCTCCTTGGCAAGCTCTCTAGCGGGTCTTGAGAGGTTACGGTCGGCGAAGTCTTGAGAGTAGCCCGTGAACACAATCGCATCTTGTGGGTTCCTCATGCCCCAATAAATAGGAAGCCTCGTGGTAATGGTCTGGCTCTTACCATGACCCGGTGGAAGGGAGATAGCTACGTTCTGGTACTCGCCTTTTATGGTTTTGTCTACGATCTCGCACAAGTACTCAACGTGCCTTGGGTAACTATAGTGCTTCGGCTTCTGAGTCTGATACCATTGGCTGAACGTCAAGGGCATTGCTTGGAGGTGGCTCAACAGTTCCTCTTGCTCTTGCAAGGTTAATGAGCGAAGCAATTCTCTCAATTCGCTCGGATTCGGTAAGCCCTTGGAGTGGGTTGTCTCCGCTGGTTGCGTCAATTTGTTGGAGTCCTCCATACTTTCCTAAAAGGTCAAGAGCCTTCATGTACTCGGCTGGGGTGCTTGCCTCATCCATTATCTGTAGGAGCCGAGGTATTCGGCTGTCGAAAGCCTCAGCACAAGCCTTGCGTATCTCACTCTTTGGTCTGCCCGTCCCGCCTCTATTGGTTCCACCGTTCCTCAATGCTCCTCCGTGAGGCTGAGGAATCATCTCATTTTCTTGACCGTGGTTTTCACCGTGGTTTTCTTGGCTCATAAACTTAAGACGATTTTACCCGCCTACTATTTTCTAAACTCGGCAATCAAACGGTCGGCCAGAACCCCTTGCCCCGCCAGAATCAGAGCCAATCTGAGCTGGTCGCAGACCATGATAATCCGCTCTCCGTCCTCTTGAGATACCTTTACCACGAATACTCCAACGTTCTTGAGTAGACCGCCAAGGTTAAAGCCGATGCGGAAGTTGGCGTTCATAGTTGACCGAACCCAAGCCCCGTCAAGGCTCCGCTCACCGCACCCGCTAACCATCTTTTGATAGCTAAGGCATAGTTGAAGTGCTCCATCGCCTCGTTGCTTTTCCATGCGTTGAGGTCAACGAGAAACGCCGATACAAAGCCGGACAAAGCCCCGGCAATTATTTTCTTTACTAGTTCATTCATTGTTAGGTTCCCTTACAAGATAGCCGTACATTGTACGGTTACTGTCTGCTCTTTGCCGACATAAAACTCTCTCTGTGACAATTCAAGTATAACCCCTCCAAACTGTTGAGGGGCAAGATTCCACGCTTGAGCATAACTCGGATTGGTTCCCGCCTCTGTTCCGTAGGTGCTAAGGTATGAGCCAGTCATAATGCACGTTACTTGCTTGGTTCTCGCCTCGTTTCTCTTGGTGCGGTATTCCATCTTGGTTGCGAGGTCAACGAATTTATTATGCTTGTGACCAATCCAAAGTGCGTCTACGTCTCCTTGCCACGCTAACATACGTTGAAAGTCAATGATGCCCTTGGTCACGGGAGCCGCCCCGCCCGCTCCGTGGTGCCGATACATCAAGAAGTTCGTTAAGCGGGTTTGCCTCTTGAGAGTCACGTTCCAATACCCGCACCAACCGCCCGCCTTAATCTCTACGTTTGGGAGTTGATTCAGACGGTAAAGCAAGATAGACATCACGTCTATATGATGCCTCTTGGAGACGTGGGCTTCGTGGTTACCGATGCCTATAAACTCTATCAAGTGGGCATAGGGCTTTAAGAACTCGTAAGCCATTTCGATTGCGGCATCAATAGGTTTAAGGCCACCTTGTAGTAGTTCACGATCAAGAGCGTCGAGGTCGAACCGTTTAAGGTCTGAGGGGAGTATGAAGTCGAATACATCCCCGTTTATCCCGATTCGGCAGTTGCTGGCAGCCATTCTCTCAAGGTCGTACTTGAGGGCTGGCTTGACCATACAAGAGGCTCCAAAGTGGAGATCTGATAGAAGCCCAAGTCTTGCTTTTGGCTGGTTTGCGTTTATCTCAAGAGTGGTCTTGATATTATTGATGGGTTACCCCCGCTTTCGGTCGTCGAGGAGAATGTCTATCTTCGCCTCTATCTTTGCCACTTGAACGGCGAGACCGCTAAGTCCCTCCGAGTCCTTTTCAAGTTGTACTATTCTTTGGTGCAATTTGCCGCCCCCGAAGATGCCAATAATAACGGTTGATAACCAGCCGAAGGTACTTGAGAGAAAGCCAGATAGCCCGGTGAAGAAGTCGTTACTTGGTGGTTCGGTTGCCATGGTTGAATTATCCTAGTGAAATAAAGTGCGTCCAAGAGTTTCTGAGGCGTGTACGTCTGTAGCACCCTCCACCGTCTCTCTGGTTGCCAGTCGCTCCCGGCGTGGTGTTGCCCTCAATGCTCATCACACTCGTGATCGTCAAATCGGTGACTATACCAATATGATTACCCGTTGAACGCTTCCAGAGGCAGAGGTCTCCACGCTTGGGATTGCTTGTCACTCTCCCTTCCATCCTTGCCCACGTCAGCCATGAATCAACGGCGGCAGAGGCTCGGTCGGTTGGGCCAGCGGTGAAGCCCGCTACATCGCAACAAAACTCAATAAACGCTGCACACCAAGGATAACCTTCTCCGAGCTTGACTCCTTCTAAAATCGCCTCAACCCATTCTCCCTTATTATTCCCGCCAACCTCTCTAACTTGGATGTCATCGGCAA